GGTTTTTTGGATCAGCCCAATGTTTCTTGCACGATTTAGAAAGCCGCTTCTTAGTCTCTTCAGACATCGGAACGCCTTTGTTCGGTGGGACCCGTCCCATACATGATTCGGATATTTTCCGCTTCACGTCTTCAGGAAGTGGCACTCCCCTGCGAGTACTGACCTGGCATCCTTTCATGCCTTTATTCCAAGGTATGCTGCCCTTTTTAGGGGCCATAGCTGCACCATGCTGCTTTGGTATTCGGCGCAGTTCGATTGCGGATATTGGTTTACGAATAGTTCGGTATGCTAGGACCGATTGAAAGACTTCGGGGATGTGCCCGATTGGTTGGTTTTAAAGATTAATGGTTTATAAGCCTTTTATCGCCTTCCTCAAAAGGGAAGTAGTTTAAAATGTTCACATGCTGGCAACTTCTTCTGAGACATTTTATCTTGAGGTTACCGTGAATGGTAATATCCACAACCGGTCCGCCAGGGGTGCCGACAGACCTTCCAAACAGAAAATGGTAAAGACCGTTCGGAAGTCTCTCAATCAGTTTCTTTCCACATTTTTCGCACAGCACAAAATTTGGTTCCATTTTTTATACCTTTGCTGAAAACCGGATTCTCACCGTCATTTCCTT